GCGGTGGCGACGACGAACACGTTCTGGACCCCGGAGATGGAAGCGGCCAGGCGGGCGGACGCGGCGAAGATCAGGGAACTGCTCGGGTGATCTGGGACTGCGTGATGCTGCGGGACGAACTCGATGTCCTGCAAATGCGCCTGGAGGAACTGTCCGGCCTCGGCGTCACCACAGTCGCCGTTGAGGCCACCACCGATCACCAGGGCCACCGCAAGCCGCTGCACCTTCTGGCGAACTGGAAACGGTTCGCCCCGTGGCATGACCGGCTCCGCCACGTCGCCACCACGCTGCCCGATCACCCTGACCCGTGGGTTCGCGAGCACTACCAGCGTGACCGTGCCCTCGGCGCCATCGCAGACGCGGACGATGACGACCTGCTGCTGATCTCCGACATGGACGAGATCCCGGCCCGGTCTGTCTTCGCTGCCCGTCCTGAGCCCGCTGTGACGCTCAGCCAGACGACATGCGTCTTCGCCGTGGACTGGATGTGGCGGCCGGACCTGACCTCGGTCCTCACCACGGTCGGCTACGCCCGCAAGGCAGGGAGTCTCGCCGCGGTGCGGGATCAGCGTGGCTCCTACCCGGTGCTGCCTGACGCCGGCTGGCACTTCTCCTGGCTCGGCGGGGAGCAGGCCTGCCGGGAGAAACTGGATGCCTTCTGCCACCTCGAAGCCCGCGACGTGGTCCGTGAGGGCCTCGACTCGGGAGACTTCATCGAACGCGGCCTGTGGAACGTGGGCAGGCTGACAGCGGTGGACGTGGACGAGCGGTGGCCCGCGATGATCAGGGAGCGGCGGTGCCCGGCTGAATGGTTCCGGCCCCGGCCGAGATAAACGCCTGCACCTGCATCCGGGCTGGACGTGGACCATCGCCCCGCTGGACATGCGGTAGCACTTTTCTGACCGCCGCGTCTGGAGCGCGGGGGGCAGCATGATCACCGGCCTCGGATCGTTCTGCGTGCATGTCTCGCATCCCCCGACCACGCTGAGATGGCGGTAGGGACCTGGGGTTCCGCAGGCCGGGCATGTCTCGGCGAGGAATCTGGCAAGCGCATCCTCATCCATCCTCGCATTCTCCTACCCCTGGAGCTGCCTGTGCCCTCAATGGCACTGATGACAACTGCGGCAAAGCGACCATATTACTTGGAACGCTCCCTCACCTCCTGGGCTCAGGCCGATCATGCGAACGTCCTGTCCCATGTCGCGGTCGCCCTGGGCCGCAGCGACAAGGAGAGCGAGCAACTGGCGCTGATCCGTGCCATGGCCCCCGGTGCCCACATCTGGCCCGACTCACCCCAGGCGCACGAGTCGAACGGGATGCACCGGGCCATCGCCGAAGCGGCCACGCGGGCGTTCAATGAGTTCGGGTGCGATTTCCTGGTCCTCACCGAAGAGGACGTGATCGTGTCCTCGGACGTGATCACCTACATGGCGTGGGCGGCGGAGAAGTTCGCCGGCGACCCCCGGGTGCTGGCGGTGTGCGCCCACAACCGGGGCGGGCAGGGCTGGGACGAGCACACCCCGGCGCAGGACGCGGAAGCGGATCAGGGCCTGGTGCGGCTGGAGCCGTACTTCAACTGCTGGTGCTACGGCACCTGGAAAGACCGCTGGTTCAATACGCTGCTGCCGAACTGGGATTTCAGCTGCGACAGCGGCGGCCCGTCCGACTCGGGCTGGGACTGGAACATCGCCACCCGGATCGTCCCGCAAGGCGGCTTCCTGTGCGTGGTCCCGGCCGCGTCCCGGTCGCAGAACATCGGGGAACGTGAAGGCTGGGCATCCACGGCGGAGTCGTTCGCCTTCTCGCAGGCGCAGTCGTTCCGCGAACAGCGCGAGGGCGTGACCTACCGGCTGGAGGGGGAACTGCCGCCGCTGGTGCCCACCGACCCGCCCGAGGTGGAGGGCGAACTGTGGAACGGGCTGACGGGCACGCTCGCGTTCGACGTGGGGGCACGGCAGGGGGAGAACATCCCGCACCTCACCGATGCGGGATTCACCCGGATCATCGCCCTGGAACCGGACACGGCCTGCTACGCGCAACTGTGCGAACGGTTCGCCGGCCAGTGCCTGCCTCTCGCTGTTGCCATCTCTGACCATGAGGGCACAGTGACCCTGGCCGAGGTGACGACGCACAACCTCGGGCAGGTCCCCACGCTGGTCACGGAGGGCACCGACGGGATGGAGTGGGCACCCGGAGACTGGGACGCCACACCCAAGCGTGAGGTCCCCTGCGCCACCCTGGACTCCCTCGCTGACGACGAGGGCACCCCCGATCTTGTGGTGGTGGACGTGGAGGGCCATGAGGCCAAAGTCCTCGCCGGAGCTGCTGAGATCCTCGCCAGGGGCAAGACGAACTGGCTGATCGAGTTCCACGGCGAAGACCTCCGCGCCCAGTGCGCCGCCATGCTCCTCAGCGCCGGGCTGCGGGTGCGGACGATCCGCCACCCCCACTACCCGCCCATGTCCCACATGTGGCACACCCACGGCTGGATACGCGGGGAGGTGCCCCTTGACCAGGCAAGTTAACCTGCCACCCGGGTGCAAAAGCTTGAACTTTGAGGACGGAACCCGCTACGTGGCCTCACGCGCGGGCGGTCAGGTCACCGTCTCCGACTCCCATGGTGCGGCCATCAACCGGATGGGTGGCAACGGCACAGCGGGACTGGTCAACGGGAACCCGGGGCTGTTCGTGAACGCCAAGCGGGGACGTGAATGCCCGTCCTGCCACCGCAGATGGCACGTCTGGACCACGGCCTGCCCCAAGTGCCTGGTGGCTACGGAGTCTCTGTAACGGGAGCCCGCGACTGCACCGGAACCGGATGGCCGTGCGCCCACCTCTCGGGCACCCGCGGCACGCGCCGTAGTCCCAGCCACTTCGGCTCGACCCTGGGCCTGCCATGCAGTTCGCCCTTGCCGTCTACCCAGGCGGTCATGTTCGGTTCGGCCTTCACTGCCTCAAATGCGGCTTCCCGGCTGTCATAGACGCCGAGCAGCATCGTGCCTTCGCCGTGCGCATTCCAGATCAGCACCGGCCACACCGTTTCCACTCGCCCATCATCCACGAAAGGAACCGCGCATGACCATCTACTCGCGCTCGGATATCGCGAGCGTGTACATCTCGCCGGAAGGGCATGGGGGCTGCGGACAGACGCATCGCCGACCCACTCCCAACGGCACCCCCGTCAAGGTGTGGAAGCTGGAATGCCCCCCTTGTGAGGACCACCTCCGCTCAGACCGCAACTGGTCCACCACCATCAGCGAGATCCCCGAGACCCACGACGAGAAGATCACCCGCGAAGACCTCGAGAAGCGCGGTGCCCGCAACCAGCAGCAGATGACCGCCCTGGCCCTGGCGAAGATCGCCGGCATCCCTGGCGCGGCCGAGGCGCTGGGCATGTCCATGAACGCCGGGACCGCAGCCTGCCCCAGTGGCCATCCGGTGTCCCCGGGTGCGAGGTTCTGCCCCGAATGCGGCACCCAGGTGGCGGCTGACCAGGAGGCACGGATGTTCCCGTGTGGTCACGCGAACCCGGTGTCGTCCAGGTTCTGCGCCGAATGCGGCGGCCCGGCCGAGGTGGCCGCGCCGCAGAATGGCACCGTGCTGGCGGCTGCGGACGAGGAAGCCCTTCAGCGGATCAGCGACGAGGGGACGCGGGAGCAGATGCGGGAGATGCTCGCCAGCGATCCCCGGTACGCAGCCGCTCTCGCGGCGGCACCCCCCGGGCCGCCCCAGAGTGCCCCAAAGCCGTCGCTGCCGTCGAACAGCAAGATGCGCGGCATGAAGGGCGCGGAACTCACCGCCCTCGCCGAAGACGCCGGGATCAGCACCGAGGGCACCCGCACCGATCTCCTGGCCCGTCTCGTCGCCGCCAATAACGCCAGCAAGGCCCCCGGGGGCGTGTGAGCAGAGGATCGGGACTGTGTGCTTCATGCGGTGGGGTCAGGCGAGGACGTGGCGCGCGGGTGGCATCCCCGATCGCCGACTGCATCGACTGCGGGAACCCCGTCTGCGAGAGGCACTCAGTCCCGGTCCCCGAAGAAGGCGCCTACCGGTGCACGAAATGCCAGCGTAAACGCAACCCCAAGCCGGCCAGGGGGGTGACCGGTCCCCATGACGACTCCCTGGCCAGCGAGCGGAACCCCGTACGTCACACCTGACCAGCTCTCCGCGAACATCTGGCCTGTGGGCGTGGACTTCACCACGCTGCCGCCCGGCACCCAGGTGACGGCCTCGCAGAAGGCCACGGCGCTGGCGAACGTGTGCCTGGCCGCCACCGCGCAGGTCAACGGGGAGATGAACTACCCGCTCCATTCGGTGCTGTCCACCGAGGAGTACACCGGCCCCGACTACCGGATGACCATCCGCCGCGACACTGGCATGGCCAGGATGATCCTGGCCCGGTGGCCGGTGACGAACATCGTCTCCGTCCAGGTGAGCCCGGCCGCGGTGTTCCCGCGCCAGTGGACGAGCGTCCCGTCCCAGTTCTGGCAGCCGGAATACCCGGTGATCGGCCGCTACTCGTCTAATACCGCCGGCGGGTCCGGCGAGGGCGGCCAGGCCATCCTCATCGCCCCCGGCTATGTGAACTGGAACCTGGGCCGGTGGGGGTACGCGGTGCAGGTGCAGTACTACTACGGCTGGCCGCACGCCTCCCTGTCCGCTGCCGCGACCGCAGGGGCCAGCACCCTGAGTGTGACCGACTGCACCGCGTGGGCACCGTTCGCCGCAGGCCAGCCGGGGGCGGAGGGCATCCTCTACGACGCCAGCACCGCCTCCCAGCAGGAGGCCGTCTCGGTCACCGCGGCGTCCGCGGCGACGGGGCCCGGGACGCTCACCCTTGCCTCGCCGCTGGCCTACAGCCACAACGCCAGCCTGATGGTGTCCTCGCTGCCCAGCGACGTCGTGTGGGCGACCGCCCTGTTCGCGGGCGCCGAAGCGCTGACACGGGGCGCGCAGGCCACGGTCGTCCAGACAACTCCGGGCCACGGCGGCGGCCTGTCTGGGGCGGACAGCCTCAAGGAGATGGGCTGCCAGTTGCTGCGGCGTTTCAAGAGGACGATCTGACGTGCCTCTCGCGTCCTGCGTGAACTACATCCAGGGACTCCTGGACGGCATGGCCTGGCCCGAGGGCATGCAGAACCTCACCAGCCCGCCGCCACCGCTGGCCTGCTACATCACCCCGCCAGACCCGAACGTCCTGTCCGGGACCCCGTCGGCGTACGTGTGGTTCAACCGGGGCACCGAGTCCCGCAACCCGGCCAAGTACGGCGCGGGCACCATCCCCAGGGCTGCTTACTCCGGCGCCCCGTCCGGCACCAAGGCCCTGGACCACACCATCCCCGTCTACCTCGTCTGGACCGGGGGCTCACCCACCGACCCTGAGGTGAACCGGCTGTTCCCCGGCATGGTCGACGCGGTCATGGACACGCTGCGGTCCTCGGCGGACCCGGTGATCATCTCCGACCCGTGGACCGGGCAGCAGTCCGAACTCGTGGACGTCGGCGAGAACCAAACTTGGCTAACAGATTTGCGAGCACTGGAGCCCATGCGATCAGAAAGGCTCGATGCCCTAATCGAGGTTTCTGTAGTGGAGATAATCAGCGCTTAGCCTTTATGCGCTCCTTGTAGGCCCTCTTGGCAGCGCGGGAGCATGTTCGGCAGACGCGCCCGCCTGTAGCGGGCTGGATGTAGGTGTTCTCTGGCGTGTACTCGTGATCTTGCGGGCAGCGAGTCTTGCGCATCTGATGATGGGTGCCATGACGCACCCGATCCCATGCATCATCGCTGGGGGTTCCGTAGGCAAGGTTGGCTCGCCGGTTATCGGTCGGTTTCCCGTTCAGGTGCCGTATCTGCTGACCTTCTGGGCACGGGCCGATGAACGCTCGCGCAACGATCTGGTGGACTAGACCGGATGCCGCTTGCCTCGTGCCGACAGCGTCACCATAAGGTAGCCGTTGCCGCCATCCCGGGCCTTCAGGATGCGCCCAAGGCATTTCAGGCGTGGCACGGACCACACGCGGCCCAGGCTGCTGACCTCATAGAACTCTTCCCAGCCCACCACTGGCAGCCAGCGCTCGCCAGACAGCGAGGGTGGCCGGGCGTTGCGCGGTGGCCCGTCAGGAGTCCCGTAGATGCGCCACTGCATGTAGTGAGTACCGCACCAGCCGCGGGCGTGGTAGGGCCTGCCGCAACCGGGGTACTTGCACGTACGCTGAGCCATGTTCGGCCTGCTCTCATCAGGTCGGGCAAGCCCCGGTGGTGTTAGCCGCACTGCCGGGGCACTTTTATGCGAAGAGTTTAGCGGATTTCACCGTTCCGCCTGACTAGCACTCTCACCAAACCCACAACGAAAGGGCTGTGTGGCAGGCACCATCCCCAGCTTCATCGCACCCAGCAGCAAGACCTACCTCAATGTGGGCCGTGAGCTTGTCACCGGCACGACAGTCCTCGGGACAGTCACGTTCCCGATGGACAAGAACGACTACAGTCCCGAGGACACGCCGAAGTGGCTGCCTGACGAGGCGATCCGCGGCGTCATGTCGCCGCTGTTCAATGAGATCCGCGGCGTGGAGAACTCCACGTTCTCCTACGGCGGCCCGGCGTTTCTGGACGTCGAAGGGTACTGGCTGGACAATACTTTCGGCGACCTTTCCTCCACCAGCCAGGGCACCCTCGGCTCGGCCATCACCCTGGGCACCGCCCTCGCCATCGGCGCCACCCAGCTCACCGTCGGCACGGCCAACTCCCTCGGCACCGTCACCACAGGATCCATCATCCAGATCGGCGACGGCGCGGCCAGCGAGATCGTCATCGCCACGGCCGGGTCGAACAGCAACACGGTGAACTTCGTCAACAACCCCACCCGGTTCGCGCACACCACGGCGGCGACGGCGGCGCTGCAGACGATCCCGGGCGGTTACACGCACACATTCGCCATTCTCAACACTGGCAGCGGCCAGCCTCCAACGCATACGGTGACGGACTACACGGGCCTTACGCCAACGGTCGGCGCGCGGTCGTACCCGTCTTCCTGTGTGAGCCAATTCGACTTTAGCGGTAATGCGGAAGAATTGCTCATGCACAAAGTGGCTGGAATGGGCTGGATCTCTGCCCCGGCCACCGGGACGCCCACGCTCACCTCGCTGTTCACGCTGCCGCAGGCCAACTGGGAATCCACGATCACCATTGCGGGCACCCCGGTCTATAACATCGGCAACTGGAGCGTGAGCATCAAGCGCGCTCTGCAAACGTACTGGACGGCGCTGAACGCGCAGAACCCCTACGTCATAGCCCGGGGCGGTTTGGGGCTCACCTGGAACCTCGACTTCACGGTCGCGGTCGATGAGTCCCCTTTGTCCGATATGCTCACTTCTGGGTATCAATCGGTAGTCATGGCCCTTACCAATGGCCTGACCGGGGTCAACAAACTCGGAGTGACCATCACCACGAGCCGGGCTCAGGCCGTCAAGTCAAAGCCCACCAGGAACGCCGTCCTGGTGGGCTATTCCACCGAGTGGGAGGCCACGGCCAATTCCACCGATATCGGCGGTTCGGGGGGCATAGGTCCCGGGACAGTGACGATCTACAACGCAACTCCAACATACTGAGAGTTACCATCTGACTGCAAGGAGAATGCCTGTGAGAATTGAGCTGCCCAGCGGCGCATGGCTAGATATACGCGAGGAATGGAAGGGCGCCGACCGGAAGAAAACCCGCAAAGCGGTGAAACTGTCCGTCACCGAAGCCGGGGTGCGGGAGATGGACGGCGACATCGACGACGCCATGCGCGACGCCATGCTCGCCGAGATCATCACCGGCTGGTCGCTCACCGACCAGGGCATCCCGATCCCGTCGAAGAACATCGGCGGCGCGGACGTCATCGCCGAGGTGCTCGGGCACAAGGACTACAACGCCCTGCAGGACGCCGCGCAGCCGCTGCTCGATGACCTTCTCGGGCGCGGCCAGGGAAACCCGCAGACCGCGAGCGGCAACGGCACCGGGCCGTCGCCCAGCTAGTCACCTGCTTCTACTCGCGGGGAGCGCAAGGGCACCTGCCGGAGGACATGCCGGAGGAGATGCTGCAGTACGAGTACTTCGCCGACGCCTACTCGTGGACCACCGACCAGACGGACAGTGAGCGGCTGAGTTTCCTGCACTGGGCGCCGATCATCCGGGAGGCCAAGGCTGAGGTGGCACGGATGAGGCAGCAGGAGGCGGAACGGGCAGCGAACGCGAAGCAGGGCAGGAGGTGAGCGTGTGGACCTCGCCGGGCTCGCCGAACTGCTGGGGGAAGCCGCCAGGAAAGCCGAGGGCGCCGCGCTGCCGTGCGCCATGGAGATGGCCGAGGCGTTCACCGACCAGGTCACCAAGGTCACGCTGCGGCGCTACCCGCACGGGCCGTTCGACCGGACCCCGGCACCCAGGAGCGGGCCGCCGGGGATGGTCTCCGGGGACCTGGCGGACTCGTTCGTCATCACCGCCGGCGCCTCGGGCGGCGGGGTGGGGTCGGCGTATTCGGGGCCGACGGTGCCCTACGCGCGGATTCAGCAGATGGGCGGGGAGATTTTCGCCCGCAACCGCAGGGCGCTGATGTGGCGCACCGACTATGAGACGCCGAACACGAACATCGCCAAGTCCGAGCGGGAAGGCGGCGGCCTGTTCCTCAACTTCGCCCGCCACGTCCACCTCCCGGCCCGTGACTACATGCGCCGGGGCCTGGAGGAGTGCATCGCCAGCGGGGAACTGGAACGGCGCAAGTGTGACGTCTTCATGGCCGAGGTGTGGGGGTAAGGCACCGTGCCCTACCTGCCGCCTGTCGTTGAGGAGTTCGTAGCCGAAACCGCCCAGTTCGCCGATTCCCTGCGGGAGTTGCGCGACCTGGCCCTGGAAGCCGCAGCGGCGGTCAAGACGCTGCAGGAGGTCATCGATTCCCTGCACGGCAAGAACGTGGACATCGGGGTCGAGATCGCCGATGGGGCCGCTGGGGCGGCGCAGGAAGTCAGGAATCTTGGGGTTGCCTGGACCGAGGAAGCGGCAGCCCAGGCGGCAGCGGACGCCGCGGCGCAAGCCTTCGGCCGCGACATAGCGCGCACGGCGGACGAAACCCAGGCGCTTCGCGAGCGAATCGAAGACGCCATCGCCGCGCAGGACGAATTCAACTACTCCCTTCTTCAGGCCCGCATAGCCAATGCGGAATACAACCGGTCACTGATTGACACGGGCAGGAACGAGTTCGAGATCGCGGAAGTCACGCAACATCTGGGGCCCGCGTTCCTGGTCGCCGCCGAGAATGTTGACCGTACCGCCCAGGCCGCCGACAGGGCCGGGTTCAGTTTCCGCCTGTGGGGTACGGGCCTGCGGATCACCGGGACCGCGCTGCACTGGATCGTCGCCGGGTCGGCCGAGTTCCTCGCCGTCGCCGTCCCCGCCGCCATCGCCCTGGGCGCCGGGATGATGGTGGCGGCGCAGGGCGCGCAGATGGCCTACATCCATTTCACGTCGCTGTACACGGCCACCGAGGCCACGGCGAACATGCTGCACCAGACCGTGGGGACCACTCTCGGGCTCGGGCATGCCCTGCAGACCGCCCAGGACGCGGCCAACCCCGGGGTGTATGAGATCCTCGGCTCCGCCCTGAACGACGCGAAGACGGGGTTCTCGTCGCTGGCGCAGGTGGGCCTGCAGGTGGTCCACATGTGGGACGAGTTCTCCGCGCGGATCACCACCGACCTGCAGGGCGGCGGGGCGGCCCAGTTGCAGGGGCTCCTGTCTGGGATGGTCACTGACCTGCAGGAGTTCGGGCAGATCCTCGGCAATGTCGGCCACGCCATTTTGAACTTCGCCTCGGGGATGCCGCAGCTGGCGCATGTGCTGCTGGCCGTCGCCGATGCCGTCTCGCACGTGATCTTGATGATTTCCGAGATCCCCGCGCCCATTCTCACGGCGTTCATGGCGCTGGAGGAGTTCTACCGGTGGGGTGGCCTGGCGCTGCGGATGATGCTGGCGCTGGGCGCTGCCCCCGCCGCCCTGGCGAACTGGTATCAGGGGGCGAACTTCGTCCGGGCGTTCGGGCAGTCGCTGTCCACCCTGGTGCAGTTCGGGGGCATCGCCGTCCAGGGGGTCGGCCGCCTGGTCGGCATGATGTCCGGGCTGATCCCCGTCGCCGAAGAGGCGGGCGCGGCCATCGAAACCTTCGGTGCCGATGTGGCCATCGGGGCGGCGACGATGGACCCGATGCTGATGGCTGGCATCGCCGGCGGGGTCGCGGCCCTGGTGGGGCTGATCTACATCCTCGGCAACGCGAAGAACGCCACCGAGCAGTGGATCGCCTCGACGGACAAGGCGGTCCAGGCGGCGGGTGACCTGAAAGCGTTCGGGCTGATACAGAACGACCTGTCGCAGAACAGCATCCGGCTCGCTGCCGCCCAGAACCAGGTGAGCGCCGGGATGAAACACGTAACGGACACCACGGGTGTGCTGTCGCGGTACGTGCAGGGGGCCTCGGGCGGGCTGCAGCGGATGGCGCAGGACTCCCAGGACCTGGCGCAGAACCAGCAGTTCCTGTCGGGCACCGCCACGCACATGATCAGCAACTCGATCACCCTGGGGCAGGCGCTGCACACCACCGCAGGGCAGGCTTTGCTGCTGGCCAACGCGGCCGGGGTGAACCTGCAGCAGGCCATGACCCGCGGCAGCGAGGCGTTCAGGATCGCCGTCAACCAGATCCTGAACCTTGAGACCGGGTACAAGGCGATGGGTGCCAGCGCGGGGCAGATCGGCAACGACATGTCGGCGGTGTCCATCGAGGCCGGGCTGCAGGCGACGCAGGTGCAGAAACTCACCCAGGCGTGGGATCAGTACCTGGGCCTGGTCACCGGCGGCACGTCAGCTCTGGCCGGGTTCGAGCAGGCGGTCACCGGGCTGACCAAGGGCACCAACCAGATCACGACCGTCCTGGGCAAGCAGGGCTCCGCCACCTTGTCGGTGCAGACGTTCGCGCAGGATCTGACCCGGTTCACCGGGCAGGGCGCCCAGGCGTGGCAGAACTTCAACCAGGCCATCACCGGGGGGGCGCAGCAGTTCATCGACTGGATGGACAACGCCGCCGCCGTCGGGGTGGTCAAAGGCGGCCAGATGGCATCCGCGATCAAGGGGGTCGTGCTGCAGATGCTGCCGCTGGCCGCGCACAGCCAGGCCGCACGGGCGGAACTGTCCGTGCTCGCCCAGGAAGCCGGGGGGCCAGCGACCACCAGCATGTCCGCGCTGCGGCGGTGGATCGGCGAGTCCGGCATGTCCGCCAAGCAGCTCGGCGACTTCGTCAACTCCACGACGGGGAAACTGGCCGACATGGCCAGCGTGGCGGCCAACCTGGGCACGGTGCTGCAGTCCCAGCTGACCGCCGCGTTCGACCAGGCCCGGGAGAAGGCGTCCGGGTTCGACGCGAACCTGTCCGCCCTGTCGAACGAGATGGCCTCGCATGCCAGCCCGTCCTCGCAGGGCTACCAGACCGCGCTGCGGGGCGTGATCAACTCCATGGCGCAGATGCATGTCAGCATCCCGGTGGTCACCGGGTTCCTCCGCTCCATGGGGGTCAACATCTCCCAGGCCGGGGTGCAGTCCCTGATCGCCGCCGGGAAGTTCGCCTCCACCGGGCACAGCGCGTCGGCCGCTGGCGCGTCGATGAACACCGCGGCCGGGGCGGCGAACAACCTGCGCGGTGCCATCGGCGCCTTGCAGTCCAAGACGATCACCGTCACCACCTACTACCGGTCGCTGTACACCTCCAGCGGCGGGCGCACCTCGCAGTCGATGCTGAACCCCGGCTACCAGTGGGGCACCGACTACGCCACGGCGGGCATGCACTTGGTCGGTGAGCGCGGCCCGGAACTGGTCTTGTTCGGTGGCGGGGAACGGGTGCTGGACAACTCCGAGACGCGCCAGTTCCTGTCCGGCGGGGAGGTGTCCCGCACGCAGGTGACACCCGCCGCGAGTGCCGCCCAGCAGATCACCTTGCACGCCACGATCCCGGTCACGGCGACCGTGGACGGCCGGGCGCTGTTCACCGCCCAGCAGCAGGAAACCCTCCGTTTTAATGTTCGCAACGGGAATCCGGGCGCGGGCACGATGGCCCCGCCAAGGCCCGGGGGCTGAGTCAGAACCCGTCCCGCTGGCACAGCCGCCTGACCGCCCGCCTGGCCCGGCCGATCCCCGCCACGTCCGCGGGGTCACCCCAGGCGTTCGCGAACCGGAACAGGGCCGCCTTCAGCGCCGGGGTGGCCTGGTGGTCCTGGGACAGCAGCCAGACCATCGTGTCCTGCCCGCCGGGAGCGCCGGCCGTGGTGGCCTGGGTGAACGCGCCGCAGGCCGTGGCGTCGGAGGTGGCCGCCGCTGTTGCCGGCGTGGTGGGCGGTGTGCTGGCCGTGCCCCCGCACCCGGCCAGCACGACGACGACGGCAACAGCGGGGATTAACGCCTTCCGCATGGCATGACCTCTTCCGTGGTGCCTTGCGGGGCGGACTGAATCGTAGCGCGCGGAGCGGGGGTTCGCCATGCCGTCGCTGCCCGTGCCGCTTCCCGGCCCCCCGTCGTCGGTGCTGCTGGAAATCCTCGCCGCCGACCCGAACAACCCGCCGCAGGCGGGGGACACCTCACGGGCCACGTTCTCCGCCACCGGCCTTCCGCTGCTGCCCTCGATGATGACGGAGGTCGTGCAGATGGCCCAGTACGCGGTCTTCAACTGCAACGTCATCGAGGTCACCGGCGAACTGGTCGCCAATGGGTGGGCCACCCCGGTCACCTCGATCGCGTCCTCCTACACCACGCAGCCCACCGACTCGGTGATCCTCGCCAACGCCTCGGCGGGAGCGGTGACGGTCACGCTGGCCGACGGCACCACGCTGGGAACCGGGTCCGGTGCCCGGTGCACGGTGGTCAACGCCGGCACGGCGGGCACGGTCACGGTGAACGCCTCGAACGGGCAGCTGATCAACGGCGGGTCGCAGGTATCCCTGTCCGCCCAGTACTCCTCCACGTCGCTGGCGTTCGACGGGGTGGCGACGGACAACTGGTTCGTCCTGGCGTCCACGAAAACCTCGGCGTCGTCGGTGAACTACAAGCCGTCCAACCCCACGGGGACCACGGGGACGGTCGCGGTGATGATGGGCTGCGGCACCCAGGGCACCCTGTTCACCCCGCTGTCGTCGGGGAAGGTAGGGATCACCGTCACCGGGGAGATGGGCCAGCAGACCAACGTGGTGTTCAACACCGTCGGCGGCCGGTACGGCTCCGGCAGCGCCCCGTCGAACGGGGCGGCCGGGACGGGCACCCGGTTCGGCGGCTCGCAGGACGCCATCCTGCGGCCCTCCACCAACTCCACCACCAACACCGGGGTGGGGTTCGCGTTCACCGACGTCATCTCGCTGACCCCCGGCACCACGTACTGGTTCGACCTGGCCCTGGCCACTGGCGCCGGAGCCGACCAGGTGTTCGTGCAGAACCTGTCTTTCAGCATCGAGGAGAAGGGGACCTGAATGTCGCTGCCCCCTGGCGTGCGCCCGCCCGGGCACCGGGTCGACCAGTACTGCGACGGCTGCGGCCAGCACGACCGTCACCCCCGCCACCACTTGCTCGCCGGCGACGGCACCTACACGCGCAGGCATTTCGACTGCTGCCACAACGCCGACTGCCCCGACGCCTCCTGCACCGAGCACCTGGCCGCCTCCGGGCAGCAGCACGGCGACAACCTGACCGCCTGGCTGCAGTCGCCTGGCGGGCAGCAGGTCACTGACCGGCTGAACGCGCGGGTGGGGAGGCTGAGCTAGATGGCGTCGGGGATCGACTCCCAGCGGCTGAACGACTGGCTGGCCGTGGTCGTCGGCGAGTCCGCGCCCGGCGCCGGTGTGGCCGTGCTGGCCCACGGGTTCACCTCCGGCGCGTCCTCCCAGGGCCATGTCCGGCTGATGACCGCCAACGGGAACTCCACCACCAACGGCACCGAACTGTCCGGCGGGTCCTACGTCCAGGGCACCGGGATCGTCTACACCACCGGCACCTCGGGCACGTTCACCGCGCCGTCGTACTCCACCGGGCAGGGCACCACCCAGACCAACGCCACCCTGTCGCAGGCGGGGATGCCCGCGGCGACAACGACCGGGATCGAGATCTGGGACAGCGCGGGAACCCCGCTGAGGTGGCCGTGGGGGGCTCTGGCGTCCACGGTGACGACCAACAACGGTGACACCCTCAGCTTCGGCTCGGGGGCCATCGCGGCTGTCTTGCAAGGCTGATGAACTTCTTCGCCGGCGTTGCCCTAGGACACTGCAGGGGGTTCGCCTAATGGGCCTGGAACTTTTCACCAACTATGGGGCAACCACCGTCAGCACCGGCGGCGGCAACGCGCCAGCAAGCGGAACGACCCAAACATGGACGGTTGCCTCCTCCGCCTTCTTCCCGGCCGCCGGGAACGGCGCCCAGTTCCATGTGTCCGATCCGGCAAAACCCACCGAAGTTATCGCGGTCACTAATGTTTCTGGCACGACCTGGACTGTCATCAGGGGAGCGGACGGCACTGTCCCGGTAGCTCATTCTGCCGGCTTCACGATTAAGAACGTTGTCACTGCTGGCTGGCTGGGAGGCCAGATCTGTGTTGTTCCTCCCAGTGGGGATACCAGCGGCGCAACCGACGTCACCAACATCAATAACGCTTTCACCGCCTTGGTCAGCGCGGGCACTGGCGGGACAGTGCAGCTCATGCCAGGCGATTACTACATCAACAGCACGATTACTGTCCCGCAGGAACTGGGCTCCTCCACCACTACCGGCAACTACCCGTGCTCGCTGACAGCGTCCCAGGGCGCGACGGTTATCCACCAGCTCTCGGCCTGCTCCGGCGCCAGCACTCCCGGGATTTACATGCACCGGCCTGTCCAGTACGGCGGCGGCGTCAGCCAGAACAGCCAGCCTAACCCGATGGCCCCGATGGGGCGGCTCAGCGGCTTCACGCTGGCAGGTACCGGCATGACCAGCACCAATTACCAGATAGGCATCGACGCCGGTGACGGCTGGGGTGGCTGGGTTACGGACGTGTGTGTTAAGGACTTCTACTCGGTAAGCGGGAACTCCATCGGCATCTACCTGATTAACCGGATCGGCTGGTCGGAAAAGTGGACTATCCGTGCGCATACGATTAACAATGATCAGCACGTAGTGGTCGATACCCTCAACCCGTCTAACAACAACGACTGCTCGTCCGAGTACAACGAATTTGATCTGCGGATGTATATGCTGGGCGGCTCGTTCACCACGAGCAGCGCCGGGCAGATGGGCATTCAATGGTGGAACGGCACATTCCTGGGCGGTGGCCTGGTGAAGATTCGCGGCAACCACGGCGGCGGCGGCTCAGGGAACGCCGGCACGGTGCTGCAGGTCGGCGGTGGCGCATCAGATGGCACTAGCGGGAACTGGGCGCAGATATACAACACTGAGTTCGATGTTAGCGTGGAGGGTAACGGCTCGTCCAACCTGCCTCACCTGATCCGGCTCAACAACGCCAGCGGTAACAACTCCCTTAGCGGGCACGGGCTTCTGGTCTCCCAATACGGAGGCTGGCAGAACTCGGTTCTCAATGGCGGCAACTTCAAGTTCAGCGGGTTCATCGTCAACGACCCCGGCCTTCAAACCGGGTGGCCGTCCACGTCTTTCCCCGGCTTCGGGACCGCATGGACCAACAATGGGCCCGATGCTCTGGTGACTGTTGCCGGAGGGGGCACCACAGGGATTTCGGTCAACGGCACCGGTACGGGCCTGACAAGTGGCTGCTTCTTCCTCAAGGCCGGCTCGAAGATCACAGTCAGCGGCTCGGGCGCGGCGCCGACATGGAACGTCATCCAGGCCAACAACAACTAGGAACCTAGGTGCCTACCACCCTTTTTCCTGGTGTTCCGGGCGAGGCCACCCCGGGTGCTTTCTCGCCTGGCGACCCCGGGTCTTCCGTTGCGCGCACCCCATCCACCGAGATGGCAACGGCCACCATCCAGGCCAAGTTCACCCTGACCGCGAACGCCCAGGACACCAGCGGGACCACCAAGTACGGCTCGGCGACCATCTCCGCCTCGTTCACCCTGTCGGCCACCGGCGGCGGCGGCAGCGCGCCGGCGGCGCAGATCCTCACCACCTTCAGCCTGGTCACCGCCGGCGGCGCGGCCGGGCTGATCCTCCAGCAGGTCCAGGGCACCTCCACCTCCGACTATGGCTGCACCACGGTGGAGATCGAAACCACCCCGGGCTCCTGCCTGGTGGTGGTCGCCGGGTGGGACCTGTCCACGAGCCCGACGGACGCGCCCATGCCCGCCGTCTACGTGACCGACTCGGCGGCGAACCCGTGGATCCACGTGGCCACCACCCCGGCCACGGTGACCGGGTCGAGGTCGGCGGCGTGGATCTGCATGAACGCCGCCAGCATCGAATGGCTGAGCGTGTCTTTGACGACGTTCTGCTCGAGCATGTGCTTCCTGGTGCTGGAACTGAACGGCAACACGCTGCCGCAGTTCTACTCCCTCGACGCGCTGGACGCGGTGGGGAACTCGTCGGCGGCGGAACTGGTGCTGAACCCGGGGACGGCGACCGATGCTGATTTCGCGTTCGCCGTGGTGACCACCGGCGGGTACACGGCCATTCCCATCATCGCCGGGGGCCCCGAATGGCAGGCGCTGACGTCGGTGTCCTCGACGGGCGGGGGGAGCCTGAACCAGACGCAGATCTTCCCCTTCATCGCCCAGGCCGCGCCGGGCACGACCCTGGCCACCACGTTCGGCCTGCCGCAGGCCATCCCGGTGTCGGGGATCGTGTTCGCCATCCACTCGACCGTCTACCCGCCGATCGTCACCAACATTTCCCCGGCCACCGTGAATAGCGAAGGGCAGCTGGTCGCGCCCGCGCAGAACTTCCCGCTGCTGAAGGTGGAGGCCGGGTTCGGGTCCACACCCGGCGACCTGTCGCAGGCACCCCCGGTGTGGACCGACATCACCAGCCGGGTGATCGCGCCGGTGAACCAGGCGTCCATCAAGTCCAGCACCGGCCGCCAGTACGAACTGGCGCAGGCCGAGGCGGGGACGCTGGAGATCTGGGTTGACAACCACACCGGCGACTTCACCCCGGGGAACCCGAACTCCGTCTACTGGCCGAATGTGGTGCTGGAAACCCCGGTCAGGGTGTCGGCGTACTGGGACGGGTCGTGGTACCCGGTGGCTTTCGGCTGGGTGGAACGGTGGCCGCAGGAATGGCCGGACCTGCCGCAGTGGGGCATTAGCAAGATGATCGCCACGGACGCCATCTCCGTGGCGGCGGCGGGCACCATGCTGTCCGCGCTCGATAATGACATACTTTTGGATTCTCCGTATGTGCTGATCAACTGTGCGGAGCAATATCTCAGTTTCTCGAATGGATTGTCGGGCGGGTCGGGTATTACCGCCGTGGTCAACGGCGTCCTCGGCACCTACACCAACTCCGACGCCGAGGGGCTGCTGGCGCAGAACTGGTCGCGGGTGAACCAGCGCGCCGGGATGTACGTGGACGGCAACGGTGCCGCCACCGGCGGGCAGGGGAACGCGATAGCGTCCACCGGGCAGTCCACCAACCTGCTCGGCTCCTCCAACACCGGGTTCGGCACCTCGGCGGTCACCGCCGTGCCGAACGCCCCGGCCTCAGGCCCGGGGATCATCTACACCGACCCGAACATGCCCTCACCCCAGTCCCCGAACGGGGTCACGGTGTCGTTCTGGGTGATCGTGGAACCCCAGACGGTGGGCACGCAGGTGCAGCCCACCGTGTTCACCGCCTACGGGCCACCCAGCAACTACCAGCCGCAGTACGCCTCCCTGTCGGTGCAGATCCTCAACTTCACCGGCGGCAACACGTTGCAGGTCACCCTGGCCGACGGGTCCACCACCACCGCGGCGTTCAACCCGTCCGCGACCGCGCAGACCATCACCTTGTGCGTGACCTCGTTCCAGTTGCAGGTCTACGTCAACGGGGCGCTCGCCCTCACCCAGGGCCTCACCGCAGGGCAGACCACCACGTGGTCGGCGATGGCTCTGGGGAACCCGGACTACGCCTACCAAAGTGGCGGGCTGACCGTGGGGAACTTCACCGCCTTCGGCTGGGCCCAGTATGACTACCAACTGGCCCCGCAGCGGATCGGCTCCCAGTACTCCACGGGCCTGTTCGGGCAGCAGAATGTGGACGCCGTCACCCGGATGGCGCAGATCCTCGCCTGGGCGAACCTCGGCATCCCCAGAGGCGGCCAGATCACGTTCGGCGGCGTCACCGACGGCGTCTTGCAAGGCCCGGCGTACAGCCTGTCCGGGCAGACCGCCGCCGACGCCCTGAACCAGGTGGTCACCAACAACCTGGACATGATCGCCGCCATGCCCACCGGATCACTGGTGTATTTCCACCGCTGGGCTTTGTACAACCAGTCCCCGGCAGCGATATTCAGCGACGACCCTGACTCCGGGACTGACATTCCCTACCTGAACGCCACCGCATTCGACTACGACAATACCTACCTCAACAATTCCGTCCAGTACACGCAGCAGTACGGCGCGAACAACCTTTTCACCGTGACCACGGTAGACCCCGTTTCGCAAGGGGAGTACTACGCGCGGGCCGCCAGCGCCGTGACGATCACGACGATGTCGAACCTGGACGCCTACGACGATGCCTCGTGGTTTATCGCCAAATACTCCCAGCCGTCCCTGCGGGTGTCCGGGCTAGTGGTGGACGCGGCGAGCAACCCGCAGGTGGCGTTCCCGTCTGTGCTGCAACTGCAACTGGGCCAGGCGGCGCAGGTGATCCGCACCCCGGTCGGCGGCGCGCAGATCACCGGGACCGTCCTGGTGCAGAAGGTAAGCCACGCCATTGGGCCGACGATGTGGCAAACGGCCTACCAGATGTCGCCGTACGTGCCGGAAGACGCCGTTTTGCAGCTGGACGCCACCGGGTTCGACGTCGTCGGCAACAACAGTCTGGGGTGATGAATGCCTGCCCCGGTCCCGGTGTGGAGCCCGTTCGTCTGGCCGACAGCCAAAAGCCTGAACCTTGCGCTCTACACCTCCGACGGGAGCGCGGATAATCCATCAGGAATAGCGTTCTCCGCTTACCGGCCGGTTCTTTTCGAGGCGTACAACCGGGCCGGGACGGTTTCCACGAACCCGTCCGGTTCCCAGTCGTCGCTGGCGTCCTCGGGCAGTATCACCTCCTGCTGGGTGGTGTACGACACGGCGGGCTACTTCGGGCAGTCGTCCGACCAGCCGGGACTGGGGTACTACCAGTTCAACGCCGCGATCAAAGGCTCGTCGGGGGACGCGGTCACCCCCGGCGGGTGGACGCTGCTGTCCCATTTCGCCGCGATCAAGCACGGCGGGTCGCAGACGTCGGTGTCCGCCGACCTGCTCGGCACCAACCAGACGCCCGTGTCCGGGGTCCGCCAGTCGCCGGTGTCGTCGCTGGACTCCACGCCGTTCTTCCTGGACCTGGTGTCGGTCGGGGACACCGTCACCTGGTCACCGGCTGTGACGGTCGCGGACGCCACCAGCACGCACGCCACGACGGTGACGAACCTGACGGACTCCTCGGGGGAGACGTCGCGGTTCATGGCCGTGTGGGGCGCGGTGTCGGCGGCCACGCAGGGCATCGCCACCTACAACATCGGCGGCACCTACCCGTTCACCGCCCCCACCGGGGTCACGGCGGTTCAGGCCACCTGCACCGGCGCTGGCGGGGGCGGCGGCGGGGGGAACTCCTCCGGGGGAGGGGTCGAGCACGGCGCCGGAGGGGGCGGCGGCGGGGAGTACCACACCAAGTCCATCCCCGTGACCCCGGGCAGTACATATACAGTCACTGTTGGTGGTGGTGGTGCCGCTGGTGCGGCGGCCGGCGGGAACGCGGGCACGGGCAGCAACTCCCAGTTCGTCGGCGACTCCTCCACCACCTGCACCGGCCACGGCGGCACCGGGGGGACAGGCGCGACCACCGGCGCCAACGGGACGGGGGGGGCGGGCGGGACGGGTGCCTCCCTGCCGGGGGCGCACGCCAACGGCGGCAACGGGGCGAACGGGAAGACCGCTATTTACGGCGGCGGCGGCGGCTCCAGCGCCGCGCAAGGGGTGGCGGGGACCAGCGCCACCTCGTCGGCGGGGGCCTCAGCGCCGGGGAACGGCGGCCCGGGCGGCAACGGCGGCCGGGCCACCATCAGCATCGTCCAGAAAACCGGCGGGTCGGTCGCCGGGACGAACCTGCTGACCCTCCCGCTGAACTCACCCGTGCAGGCGGGCAACACGGTCATCTGCGTCACCTACTACCAGGGGACGTTCACCGGCAGCGCCACCGACCCGACGCTGACCCTCAACGACGGCACCCCGTTCGGCAGCGCCGTCGTCACCGCCGACATGACCAGCCTGAACGTCCCGCTGCAGGTGGGCTGCTACGCCGTGGCGGGACTGTCCGGCGGGCAGACGTCGGTGACCATCAACGGGCACGGCACCAACAACTCGGTCAAGGCCATCATCGCCGAGGTGTTCGAGGTCGCCGGGCTGGGCCCCACTCTGAACGTGGACGCCCGCGCGTCCCACACCCAGGGCGGCACCAACCCCGACGACATCTACACCGTCGCCGCCACCACCACCGACGCCCCCGACCTGTGGATCGCCGCCACCGGCGCCCAGTTCACCTCCCCGTTCGGCATCCTGGACCCCAACCCCACCGAGAACTGGACCGGGCAGGCGCCCCGCTACCAGAAGAACGGCGGCATCCAGGGCGGCATGAAAACCGCCTACCAGATGGTCACCACCGCGGGGAACGCGCAGTTCGCCGGCAAGTTCAGCATCGGCGTGTCCAAAGGCACCCTGTTCGCCGCGTTCAGCACCAGCGCCGCCACGGCGGGCAGCGCCCCGGTGATCGGGCCGGGCGGCGGCGGCGGTGGCGGGCTCGGGTCGGCGAACGCCGGCGCCCAGGGCGCTGACGGCAGCGTCGTCCTCACCTGGACCGAGGTGTCCGGGTCGGCGTACGGCACGCCACCCGAGCCGGCGCCGGTGATCGCCTGGGGCCCCACCACCACGGTCGGGTCAGGCACCGTCACCTCGGTCAACGTGTCCCTGAACCACGCTGTCGGCGACGTGGTCAACTTCCTCGCCAACCCGCCCGGGTTCCGTGTCGCCACCTCCTCCGGCCAGTCCATCCCCGCCTCCACCAACACGCAGGTGACGTTCGCCACCTCCCAGGTGGGCCTTGACTCCTACTCGGGGTGGAACGGTCTCCTCGGCCAGTACACCGTGCAGCGGGCGGGCCTGTACCTGTTCCACGGCCTCGCCTGTTTCTCGGCGAACGCGAACAACTCCCGCCGCGCCGGGGTGAACATCAACGGCACCACCTACTGGGGGCCGCCCGCACCCGCGCCGTCCACCGGCACCGCGAACGTGTCCAAGACGCAGATCTTTTCCCTGCAAGCCGGCGACACGGTGGAACTGATCGCCCGCCAGGGCACCGGCGGCTCGCTGGCCCTGGACTCCTCTAACCAGACGCGCATGTTCCTGCTGTGGCTCGGCCAGGAAGGCGTCCCGGCATCCATATGGACGCCGCCGGACACCACGTTCCGCTTCGCCGCGGGCACCTCCGGCGCGGTGCTGCCCACGGAGTTCCAGGCGCACCTGGCGAACGACCTGAACTTCCTGGTGAACCGGCCCTACCTGATGGCCTACCAGACCGTCGCCCAGACCGGCCTCACCACCGGGGCGTTCTCCACCGTCGTCCTGGACACTCTCGGCGGCATCGTCCACGCCGACACCGGCGACAACTACGGCGGCTGGAGCACCGGGGCGTCCAACCTGTACACCGCCGTCGTGCCGGGCTGGTACCTGGTCTGCGGCGAGTTCTTCACCGCCAATGCGTCGTCGGGAACCAACACGGTCACCGCGGGCCTGCTGCCCTCCACCAGCGGCGGGCGTACCCCGTCCACCACACCGGACTACTACCAGGCCGCCCAGGCCACCACCACCTCGGGCACCGGCGGCGGCGCGACACTGCTGGCCCTGCAGTACCTGCTGGCGGGGGAGACCATCACCCCCCAGGTGATGGGCAGCGGAAGCGGCTACGGGTCCACCTACGCCACGCAGGCCGGGACAGGAGCCGGCGGCCTGTTCGCCTCACACCTCGGGGCGGTGTGGATCTCGGAGTAACGCTTTCACCCGTTCGGACGGTTCCGGTACTGGAGGAGGCGTGTGGCCCCGTGCACGGCCGGGAATGAGGAGAGGCGCCGTGGGTGGACTCTTCGCTGATCGGGCCGCTGGTCACAGGCGGCGGGTTCGCAGGCGTGATCGTCGTCCTTTTCGTCACCGGCCGCATCTTCCCCAAGGGTGTCGTAGACGACCTGAAGGCTGAGAACGCCGAGCTGAAAGCCGCTGTCGCGTCCGAACGTGCCCGCGCCGACACCGCTGTGGCGGGCAACGCCTCCATGCGGGACGTTTTCGAGGCGATCCGCCTCGGCCGCGACCTCGGGCCGCCGGGCAGCGCCGGGGCAGTGCCCGGCCACGGGCAGCCCCCGCTGCCAGGAGCCGCCTCGTGAACCCGCTGCGGAAGGTGCTGGAGATGCTCGGGCCCTCACCTTCCAAAGCGCAGCGGCAGGCCGCCATCGACGCCGCCCGCCGTGAGCGGCTCCGCTCAGAAGCCGGGGCACGGGAAGCCGAGCAGATCGCCCTGCGGCTGCGGCGCGAAACCACCAACCACTACGCGGACGATCTTGTCCGGCAGATTCTGCGCGGGCACCGGGCGAACGGGGCGTGAGGAATGCCAGCGTGGCTGCTTGACTTCGGCGACGCCATGGAGTGGATAACCCCCATCGCGCTGCTGCTGTGGATCGCGCAGTACTCGGTCCTGGCACCGTGGTGGTCGCAGTTCACCGGCACCTGGCAGGTCATCCTCGCCCTCGTCATCGTAGCGATCTACATCCCGTCACTGATGGCCGTCGCCGACCCCGCCGGCTACGCCCACTTCGCGCAGGCCCAGTGGTACCAGTGGCTCGCCCTGTGCATCGTCACCGCCTCAGCGGTCGCCGCGGTGGGGCTGATCGCCAAATGGGAGAGCGTGCGGCGGCTGCGGAAAAGAACCGGCCGGGCCCTGCTGCCCGCCGAGATGGCCGCGCGCATCCGCGAGCTTGATGCCGAGGTCGCCTCGCTGCGGGAGCGGCTGGGCGAGGTGAACGAGTTAAACGAAACGGAGCCGTGTGGCGGATGAGCACACCGAAACCGAAGACAAGCCCTGGCAGATAGAGATCCCGGATCATCCACGCCGCTCCGACTCGCCGGAGTACGTGGCATCCCGTAAGCAGATGAACGAACTCGCCCGGGAAGCAGCGGCCAGCAGCGACGGGCTCATCTACGGCAGCGCGCCCTACCAGGACCATCACGGCGGCGGCCTGTGGCTGAAGGATGACGGCGGCTGGTTCGTCCTGAAGAACACCGCCGGCCTGGAGTGGTCCTCGCAGTTCTGCGCCGACCCGGCGAAGGTGGACATGATCCGCCGCAACGCCCAGCGCCTGTACGCGGCCTTCCCCGGCACGGCCGAGGAACTGGGCATCGCGGGCCTGCTGAACACGCCGATCACCGACGCCGCGGGCGTGGCGAAGTGGACGGACTCGATCTGCAACGCCTCGGTGCCCCTGTCGCCCGGCATGCACACCGGCACCCCGCCGCCTGAGGGTGGCGTCCACCACTACCCGACGCCGGTCACCGACATCCAGTTGTTCAAGCACGACGACTTCACCCTCTGGGTCACCGACGAGGAAGGCAACCCGGCCGCCGTGCTGCCGGTGTCCCACCGGGGCTCGGGTGACCGCAGGGTCCACGTCGCTTACGCCCACCCCGGCTCCAAGCTCCACGCTGAGCACCACAAGCACCGGGAAACTGGGACGCTACATGTCCTCGAGGCCGATCACCCGCTGGCACAGCAGGCGTTCGCGCAACAGGGTGACACGGGCACCACCGAATAGGGCGGGGTCGGCCTCTTGTCCCGTTCTCGCCTCGGCCACATGGAGCCGCCTGTGGGCGCTCACACTGGGCAGCAAAACAAGATTGGCAAGGTCGTTGTCCTCCCGGTTCCGGTTCCGGTGGTGAACGACCTCCTCGTCAGTAAGCACGCGCCCAATGGCCAGCTCAGTTACCAGCCGGTGTTCATGGACGTACCGGCCACCGTGGACGCACTTCCCGGTGTAGCCATCGGGGGGCAGCACGCGGACGTAACCTTCACCGTCGCGAAAACGGCCACCAGTCCACTTACCCGACTTCTCCCGGCGTTGCGGACTGCCTGCCTGTGCGGCTGACAGGCGTGCCCGGTGCGTCTCGCTGCCATGGAAACTGGCATCGGGGCTGCGCCGCAGGACCTGGTAGCAACTCTTGCACAGTCCCTTGCTGAACGGCAGGCGCGTCTTCCCGCAGCGCTGGCACGGGACCGGCTCCTGGTTCTCATAGCGCCAGCGGACGTAGCAAGGAGCGCACATTTTCCGGCCAGCCCACGGACGGACCTTGCCGCACTCGGCACACTCGCCCGTGCGGCGCTTGCTTCCCATGTGTTAATTCTACATGCCTATGCGGAGTGTCCCGTGGCCGCGCTGCCCATGCTCCCTTCCCGCTTCCTGCTGATCTTGCTGCGCACCAAGTGGCACCGACGAAAGGAACACCGCCTGTGACCACCGAGCACATGCGTGACGCCGCGTTCGCCGCCAACATCGATGACGGCTGGCCCGGTGCCGTCGCCGGGTATTACGGCGGCCCAGGGGAGTACCACCAGTGGTCCCCGCTGGACTGGAAACGGTTCAGGCGCAACCGGAAGCTCCCCATCTGGGTCGCCGGCCAGGGTGACAAGAACGGCACCGTGGACGGCCGGCAGGCTGTCGCCGCGCTGCGCGCCCTGGGTGTCCCGCCGCACTGTTACACGGCGCTGGACATGGAACTGATGGTGGACAAGACCTACGTGGAGCACTTCGGCGAGGCCCTGTGGGACGCCCACTACAAGGTGTGGGTCTACGGTTCGGCCTCCACCATTTTCTCCAATCCGCCTTTGAACGGCTGGTGGGTCGCGTCCTACGCGGGCATCGGGCCGTTCATGTACGACCACCCGGACGTGCGCGCCACCCAGTACGCCAAGGGGGACGCCTACGACTCCTCCAGTGTCAAGCCCTGGACCTACGACGACGGGACCTGGTGGCGGTAGTCATGCTCAACGGCAACAGCAGTTACGGCAACGGGGCCTCTATCTGCCTCGCCGCCGCTGACGACCCGAAGGTGAAGTCCCTGCCGTGGCTGTTCCGGGTGCTGATCCCCGGATACGAGGGCGGCTGGCCCGCGCGCTGAGCGCCTGGCCGCCCGCGCCCCCCGGCCATGTGACCCGGGGGGCTTTTCTGTCCCACGCCCGGAAGGACAACCGTGCCCCGTTACCCGCTCGGCAAGAAGCCGCCCCGCCACGACCCCCGCACCCTCCAGTTCGCCAAGTACCTGACGGACTGGACCCCGGACACTCCCTCGCAGGCGCACTGGGGGAACCACCTGCCGTTCACCATGCTGGGCAACGACCAGTACGGCGACTGTGTGGAAGCCGGGTACGCCCACCAGGTGCAGGTGTGGTGCGACCGCGCCGGGCACCCCTTCGCCCCCACCGAGCAGGAAACCCTCGGCGCGTACTCGGCGATCACCGGGTTCAGCCCCGATGATCCCAGCACCGACCAGGGCACGGACATGCTCACCGCCTGCGGCTACTGGAAGTCCACCGGCCTCGCCGGCCACACAGTGGACGCCTACCTGGCCATCCAGCCCAGCGAAACCGTGTTCATCAAGGACGCCATCGCGTTCTACGGCGGCTGCTACATCGGCCTGGCCATGCCCGTCTCCGCGCAGGGCCAGGTGGGTTCCCTGTGGACCGTCACCACAGGCCCGGACGCCGAAGCGGGGAGCTGGGGCGGCCATGCGGTCAACCTGACGGGCTACGACGCTGACACGCTCTGGTGCACTACGTGGGGCGCCCTTCAGGCGATGACCTGGGAGTGGCTGACGGCCTACCTAGATGAAGCCTTTGTCCTTCTGTCCCGCGACTGGCTCCGGGCTTCGGGCCAGTCACCGTCCGGGCTGGCGTGGGGGGCCTTGCAGGCCGACCTCGCCAACCTCTGAACCATCCCCCTTAGTGGCCCCCAAGGAGTCACGCATGAATCCCATCGCCAAGTTCCTCCAGTCCTTCCCCTTCCTCTCGGCGGCGACCGTGCAAGCGGCCCTGGGCCTCGTGGTGGCTCTCGGGTTCCACCTGACTGCGGGGCAGACGGGAACGATCGAGGCCGCCGCAGCCGCCGTCCTGGCGCTGCTGACCGCGCCCACGGTGAAGCCGTTCCCGGTGCCCTTGTTCACTGGCGCCCTCACCGCCATCGGCGCGCTCCTGGTGGCGTTCAAGGTGCCCCATGTGAACTCGGCCGAGGTGGCGGCACTGGTGGCGTTCCTCGCCGCCCTGCTCGGCACCACGGCGCACACCGCGGTGGTGAACAAGACGCTGTCGGCGGACCGGGCCGCGGCGAAGGCCGCCCGGGTGGACACCGGGCTCCTGTGACCCGCGGCCTGTAGGACCGGGTTCCTTACCAGGAGCCAGGCACAGGCACCTGCTCATGCGCCCCGGCGTATCCGTCCCTTCACGGGGACAGGTGCGCCGGGGCGTTTTTCGCATGCCCGCTGGCCACGTATTGCTCACCATGCGGTTACGTGTGGCCACGCTGCGAACAGGGCATCCCTGTGGTGGGTACTAGCGGAGGTCCGCCCCCGGCCTCTACAAGGTGAAGCCCCCGCCGTCCAGCAACCCGGACGGCGGGGGCGCTCTGGCCGGCACCGCTACCTGTGGGGCGGCGGTGCCGGGCAGGCTACGTAGAATTTCACGTGACACCGCGTGAACTTCACCGGGTTTCACGCAGAAAACATGTGGAGTGTCAAAACCATCTAGTGCCCCGGCAGTGGCTCGTGGTGGAAGTAGCGCCAGAACAGCCGGCCGGCGCCCTGTGGCTCGGACACGGCGCTGGTGAGGCTTGAGGTGGCGGTCATGATCCCCGGCTGCAGACTCCAGGCGACCACCCCGATGCGGTACTGGTGCAGGAAGCCCAGGTACTTGCCCATGGTCTGGGTGCTGTGGGACCAGTAGTAGCCACCCCTGTAGTTCGTCATCTCCCCGTTGACCACGGGAACGCCCGCTGCGGCGAGGTAGCCGAACTGGTTCCACCAGACCCGGGCCGTGGCCGCGCACTTGTTCGGCCACGGGCAGCCAGGCTTGTGGAACGAATACACAATGCCCTGGCACCACGCCACCGCCTGGTGGCAGGGGATCAGCGGGACGCCGCCGAGCTGGGAACCCCACCGGTTGCCTTCAAGCCACAGCTGGTTCTCGCTGCCGATCGACCGGACGTACCGGGCGAGCGGCCACATGGCGTGCCACCATGCTCGCCAGTTGCAGACCGCGCTGCTGTACCCGGCGTTGTGCGGCTCGCAGCGGGGCTCGTTGAACAGGTCGAACACGACGCGCGGGTTGTGGCCATAGCTGCGTGTGAAGTGGCGCCAGAACGCGTAGGTGGCCACCGTCGGCCCTTGCTCGTTCTCGGGGAACCCGGTGGCGGGCTCGGACTGCGCGTTCACGATCACGGCCAGACGGCGGTGCAGCGCGTAGGCGATGATCGCCTGGATCGCCCGGTAGTAGCCGGGGGACCACAGGTTGCCCTTCGGCCCGACGAGTTTGTCCTGGAGTAGCTGCAGCCTGATCGCGTTGCCATGCCACGACTTGTGCCGGGGGTGGCCGGGGGTGCTGACCGCGCGGATCTGCGCCTCGGCGGACCGGGTGAACAGCAGCCAGTTCTCCAGGCTGGACAGGGCGATGCCGCGGATCTCGGCGGGCCGCGGGTAGTGGGCGCAGTCGGCCACGGGGCATATCCGGTAGCCCACGCCCACGGCACGCACGGGAGCCTGGGTGGCTTGCGCGGGCACTGACCGGGGCAGGGCGAACGGCACCACCGCCGCAGCGGACAGCAGCACCGTCACGGCGAGCGCCCCGGCCAGGTGGCTACGGTGCCCGCGCGGGGTGGCAGCGGGCATCGGCAGGGTGACAGGCGGAGGGTTCCTGTGGCGGCTCACGGGGCAGCGGACTCCTTGGCAAGGTCATCACAGCCTGTGAACGGAGAACACCGACTGTAAGCTGTACCATCTTAGATCATGGAACAGGGGAGAGGTGGCGAATGGGTCCTCTACCTGCGCCTGTCTAAGGGCAGGGCGGGGATCGGGCGCCAGCGCACCATCACCACTGGCTGGGTCACCCAGGAAATGGGCGGCACCATCATCCCAGGGGGTGAGTTCAAGGACACTGATTCCACCGCATTCCAGCAGTTGGGGGAGGCACGGCCGCAGCGCAAGGACTTCGACCGCATGCTCGCCCTCGTCGCCAGCCGCCCCGACCTGAACATCGCCGCGCTGCATGCCGACCGCCTCACACGCGGCGATGAGGACACGGCGTCCATCATGCGCGTCCAGGCTCGCGGCGCCGGCATTGTCGGCACTCCCCGCGGGGGTCTCTACGACCTGCGCACGGCCCTCGGGCAGAAACGTTTCCGCGATGACGCCTCCGATGCCATCTACGAGGTGGCGCACATGCGCGAGCGCATCCTTGACAAGAAGAAAGAAGCCCGCGACGCGGGGGTGTGGCTCGGCGGCCCCCGCCCGTTCGGCTGGGACCGCATTCCCCGCCTGGACAAGGATGAGGAACCTCCTGCGCTGCGGCTCAGCCCAGCCGAGGCGGACCTGATCCGCTCCGGCACCCTGGCTATCATCAGCGGTGCCTCGCTCCGGTCGGTCACCAGGGCATGGAACGCCTCGGGCATCACCGGCAGCAGGGGAGGGACATGGGCCAACCGGGAAGTCTCCGATGTCCTGCGCCGGGCCCGCAATGCCGGGCTCGCCGAGCACGACATCGACGGCCACGGCCTCCAGGTCATCAGGAGCGGCGAGTGGCCGGCCATCGTCAGCGAAGCGGAGTGGCGTGCCTGCAAAACCATCCTGGAGCATCCTGGGCGGCGCCTGGCCTTCAGTACCCAGCCGAAGCACCTGCTGTCCGGGATCGCCGTGTGCGGGGTGTGCGGAACGCCCGTGGTCGCCACAGCCACCCGCGGCGCTAACCGCATAACGCGGCTCGTCTACGCCGACCGGCCCAAGACCAGCAAAGGCCATGTCGCCCGCAGTGTCCTCCACCTGGACGCCTACGTGAGCGAACTCGTGATCGCCTGGGTGGAACGGTATGGCCGGGACGCGCTGACCCCGGTCGCGCCGGACACCGCGTTGCTGACCGGGCAGCTGCAGGCGGTAGAGGCCGAGCTGGAGTCCCTGCAGAACGCCGCCGACGCCGAAGCGATCAGCACCGCACAGTGGCTGCGCCGGACTAGGCCTCTCAACGAGAAGGCGGCCACGCTGCGGCAAAGGATCAACGACGCGGCTGCGGCAAAGGTACCCGCCTATGTGTTCACCGACGAGGACATCCGCGCCGGGTGGGAAGGCGCCGGGATCGACGCCCAGCGGGCACTGATCCGCGCGCTCATGACCGTCACCATCATGCCCGCGCCGCGCGGCTGCCCGCCGGGGTACAAGAAGGGCACTCCGGGAGGGTACTTCCGTTCGGAGTTCATCAAGATCGAGTGGAAGCGGAAGGGGGCCGGCGAGTCTGCTGGGAGTGCATGACAATGCCCGTTATCACCCCTCTCCGACACGCCAGCAGAGCCGTGGATAATTCAGATTATCCATACTATGATGGGGGCATGGGACGCAGTTCAGGCACCGGAGGTGCCTACGCAGACGGCAAGCGCAAGTCGTCCATGGGCCACGCACGGCACGCATGGACATGCAGTTGTGGTCGCGTGCTCCGGGGCAACGGCGGCAAGGCAAGCCACCAGCGCGCCTGTGATGTCTGGGCGCGGGCGGAGTTGCGCCGGCTTGACCGGTTTCTCGTTGAGGCGCACACGGTGCCCATCGAGATCCGTATCAAGTGGGAGACCAAGCGGGACGAGTTGCGTACCCGGCTCGGGCTCGGCCCAGGATGACCGACATCGTGCTCGCCGGGCAGATGGCTCCAGCATTCATAGACGAATACGGCCAGCAGATCATCGACGCTACCGCCGGGTGGCTGCGCGGCAAAGACTCCATCCACACTCGCAACGCCTACCGGCGCGACCTCACCGGTTACAGTCCCGATGGCAGCGAAGCGGAGATGAAGACGCCAGCATGGCTGCCATGGTGCGCCCAGCACGGCCTAAGCCCGCTCAGTATCCGCCGTGGCGAGGTCGCCGCCTATGCCCGGCAGATCGAGGCAGACGGTCACTCCCCCACCACCCGGGCCCGGAAACTCTCGGCGGTCTCCAGCTGGTATGACTACCTCATCAGCGAAGACCTGGCCGATTTCAACCCGGCCAAGAAGACCGGGCGCCCGAAGGTCCGCAATAACGAGTCTCCCGCGACTGGGCTGACTGAGGACGAGGTCGACGCACTGCTCGACCAGGCCGAGGTGGACAGTCCGCGGTCGGCCGCGCTCATCTCGCTGCTGTACTTCGGCGCGTTCCGCATCGGCTCCCTTATCGGTGCCGAGGTCGGTGACCTCGGCTGGGATCAGGGGCGGCGGCAGATCAAGCTGAAGCTCAAGGGCAGCCCTGACGGCGTGTGGATGCCGATCGAGGACGAAGCCGAGACAGCGCTGGACGCCTACCTCGCAACCCGGCCGGGCGTAGGCCCGAACGACTACCTGTTCGTCACGAGCACCGGGCAGCCGCTTCTCGAGGCGTACTGCTGGCGGCTGGTGCGCAGGCTCGCCCGGCAGGCCGGGATCAAGGGATGGGCTCAGCTCAACCCGCATTCGCTGCGGCACACCCACATCACCCACGCCCTTGACAGGAACGTGCCCGTGGAGATCGTGGCGCTGTCTGCCGGGCATCAGGTGATAGAGACCACCCTGCGCTACGACCGGGCCCGCAAGCGGCGCCAGAAGCGCTCAGGGGCCGTCCTGTCCGAGAGGCGACGCAAGGCGCGCGAAGAACGGGACGCCTGAACTGTCGTACCCTCCCGCTACCATCCCCCCGAGCGCAGCCCACCTGCTTCCATCCCGGAACGCCGCGGCCGAGCACGCCTCGTGGGCTGCGCTCTCAGCTCAGCAGCAGCCGTACCTCACCGGTGCCCAGGAACCTCATCTCGCTCGCCATCAGTAAGGCCGCTCACCGGAATCGCTGCATCCACTGGGAGTCCACCGGAGCCACGTCATCCCACGTGTTGCCAGTGCCGTAAACGCGCACCTGTCCCGATCCGAGGCATTCGGTGCAATCGCCGGAGTTGCGCCCGGCGCATTGGGGGCACGCTTCGTCGGCGTGGAGCATCCCCGGCTCGCCCGCAAGGGCCAGCCACTGGTCGTGCCTGGCAGCCGCCTGGTCGTACTGGGCGACAGCCGTGGCCAGCGCTTCGTCCGCCTTGGTGACCTTGCGGCCGGTCATGCGATCCTCCCGGGCTCAAACTCCTGGACGTGCCCGGCGGCCATCTGGTCAACGTAGGGGTCGGGCTGGGTGTCGCTGTCCTGCTCACCGCACTCGCCGCCACACCAGGCGTCGTCGCAGTCCTTCGTGTGCGTCACGGACGGGTCCGCTGAGCGCGCGAACTTCCCGCGCAGATCCTCGGCGGTATCGAAGCAGCCCTGAGCGTCCAGCCATGCGGCGGCTCGCTCGCGCTCCTCGGCACGGATAGCCGGTGCGGCGACAGCAGCCAGCATGGCGGGCAGATCCCATGCCTGGGGGGCGTTGGTGGTGATGCCGTGACCTTCAAGATATTCCCTGATGGCGCGGGCGGCATCAGCGTTGTAAGTCATTTACCCGTACTCCTTAGCCGGTAAGGGCGTTAGTGAAAAGCTAGCCCGATCTTGCCTTGCCGTACTTGCGGACCTTGCCCCACAACCGGGCATACCACGGGGCCGGTGCCCAGCTGACCGCGAGGGCGGGGATGCCGAGGGCGCGGAGCTTGTCCCGCTTCCTCTCCAGCCTCCTGTCCGGGCTGCTCATCCGGTCACGTCCCTTCTCGGGTCGCCGAGGAAGCCGATGCCGCCTGCCGCGGTCGTTGCCCGGTACTTGGCCGGGCGTGGCGGGGGCCTGTCCGGGCGGCGTGCCTCGGGCGGGAGGCGAAGGTCGGCCCGGGTGGCCGTGGTGGAGGCGCAGTCGCGGACCCGGAGTTTCGGCTGGGGCTCACTTGGCCCCTTGCGGCGGGCTGGCAGGTACCGGCCGAAGATGGCACCGAGGAAGAAAAGGGCGCCTCCGGTGAGCACGGCGAGAGTGCTACCCATCGCTGGCCGCCTTTAGGCGCACTATCCAGTGCATGACCTTGCCGTCCTCCGCCCAGCGGCCGTAGGCGTGCCCGGGAAGGCCGCAGTAGCCCCACCAGGACTTGCGGGACGACCCGCGCAGCAGGGCCACGGTGGATTGCCGGCCGCAAGCACGGTGGCCCGGGCCGATGGTGTAGCGGCAGCGCCGGGTGGTGTCCGGTTGCCAGTCCGGCCCTTCCTCCACCGCGATGTGCTCGTGTCCCTCTGGTGCTTCCCAGGAGGGTGCTGGACGGTCAGCCACCGCTTCCCTCCCCGCTGTTTGATGCCCGCAGCAACTTCCCTGAGATGGCCTGGCGCTCTTTGCACTCTTCGGCCCGGGCCGGGTCGCCGTTCTCGTCGCGGCAACGATCACAGCATCCTTCGCGCTCAATGAGCACGCAGTTCGGGCAAGCGCGGCAGACATCCCATCCCCAGCCGAAACTCCGGTGCTGAGGACATCTCTCCATGCGGCACACATAGCCAGTGAGCGTGTGGAGTTTCAGTACGGCTTTGAGGGCACCGACAGCACGAGCGGCGTCACAAGGCCACGGACGATGGTCGGATACGCAGATACCCGGTTCGGGGAAGTTCTGGCTCACGTGCTGCTGATGGTGGTCGTCCAGCTTCGCCATGGCTGCGGCTACCGGGCCGTCAGGATGCGTCACGGTTCAGGCTCCCGTCGGTGTAGTTCAGGTGCCAGCGGCGGAACAGGTCCAGCTTCTGGCGGCGGCGCTCAATGAAGCGCTCCGGGATGGGCACGCCGTTGGTCTCGGTGAAGAAGTCGATCGCTGCGAGGACGTCGGCTATCTCGTCTTGCAGCCGGGTCAGCACGTCGGAGCCGTCCCAGTGCTCGCTCCCGCCTCCTGCGGCGATGAGCTTCATGGCCACCTGGACCAGTTCGCCGGCTTCCTCGGCCATCTTGGCGAGTCCTGGCCAGTGCTGGGAGCCGATACTGTAGGGGCCTGCGCCGGCCACCGGGTCAGCGGGGGCCTTGATGAGTTCGCCGTACCCAGCGGCGGCCGTGTTTTCAGGCATCGGGCATCTCCAGTTCGCCGAGACCGAGCGCGGCGAGGAACACGTTGCCCACCGAGCGCCTGTGAGTCGCCCCGAGGTTCGTCAGGTGGAACCGGTCCTCCCCCAGCACAACGGCGATGTCCAGAATGGACGCCTCGCTGCGGGAAGCTCGCGGAGTGCCCAGTCCGCCGGCAATCACTCTGTCCGCGAAGGCGCGGGCGAGCGGCCACACGATCCCGTAACTGTCGTCCTCGGTGAAGTGCTTGACGCACTCCTGGTAGAAGGAAGCGCGGCGCAGCCAGTGCTCGTGCCAGATCAGCAGTTCGACAGCGGCCACCTCGGGATCCGCGCTTCCCCGCACCCAGGCCCGCAGGCCGGCCGCGAGATCTTCAAACTCAGGCATGGGGGTTCTCCTTGCCGCTCATGATGGCTGTCGCCTGGTGTGCCCGGTCCAGCCCGGCCCGCGTCTGCCCAGCGCCAGTTGTGGCGTCACCCAGGCCCATGCACGCCTCGGCCACAGCCTCGATGACGCT